ATAGTGATGGCCATTTTTTTGTACTAAGGAACCCATACCTCTTGATGAAACACCAAGTTTAGCACCCTCATCAATAAGATTTTTTACGATCTTACCGTATGGAGTATCCATAATTTTTGCTTCACCGATATAGTTTTTTCCTTCTGGATACAACTTCTTAATCATATGAGATACTCTCTCTAAATTAACAGTTGGTCCTTCTGGATGACCTAGTTCGCCGAATGCTCTATTTTTATTGATAAATTCTTTATTGTATCTAGTAACTTCTTTATGAAGTACGTTGGTTGGATACACTCTACCGTTACGGTTTTTAATATCTCCTTGTAAAAAGATACCTTTAATTGAATAGTTTTTCTTACCACCGTCAACTTCTTCTATAATGTATTGAGCGTCGTTTATTTCTTCTCTAATTAGTCTCATTTTTCCCTCTTAGTTACTTACTATTTATACAAATATTAACTTCTCGGTGATCCAACGGCATGTGCTTTTACACCACCACTTACAAGTACAACATAATCGCTTGGAGATTTTTCAATAGTTATCGAATCTCCAATACTATGTAAATACAATTCTCCTAAAATTTCATTACTTTCATTTATTACACGTATTGTAGTTGTGTTTGATGTTGCTGTACAATGTACAAAACGAGCTCTATCAACATTTACACCTGATATACTTGTAGGGTTTATGGTCCATTCTGTTGTGTTTGTTTTATCAACTCTTTGCCAAACAGAACCATCATAGATGCGCCAGTCTTGTTCAACGTATTCAGGATAGGCTCCGCTGGTTCCAGAAGTGGTTACATCATAAGCATCTCCCAAGATGCCAACACCATCAGTAAGCTCGGGAGTATCGGTAAAAGCGTTCCACGTTCCTTTGTATGTTGCAGCAGTTATTATACTATTGGACAATGAACCACAAACTGCTGCGGCTTTTGCCATATAATTGTCTATTGTAGTGTTGCCCTTGATGATGCCAATACTGGTTCCATATTCATCATACAAGAAGTTGCCTGCTGTTACTGCATAATCACCTGTTTGATGACTGGTCAGTGTGAAAGCAGATCCTATTCCCAAAGATGTTACATACAGTTTGTATGAAACACTGTCTGTTGCTCCCAAAGCACCTGAATAATTCAAACTCCAAATAGCCGAGTAAGGAGAGACAATCTCAGTATTAGAATGTGGTGGATTGACATTTTTTGTGAGAGTGTCCCCACTTGCTATTGTCAAATTACTTGCAACACCTTTTGATATAAAAGTTGATGTGTTTGACATTTTGTATATTCTTTATATTAACTTCTAGGTGAACCTACAGCACTAACTTTACCAGCAGATAATGTTATAGTGTCTGATGGTGCTTTTTCAACACAAACTGAATCACCAGCTAATGCTAAATAAATTTCTCCTAATGTATTAGTATCAACGTCTTTTACTATAACAGTTTGTGCAGTTGATGTTGCCACACAATAAACAAATTGTGCTGATCCTATATCATTATCACTTGGATTAGTTACCAATGCGCCTTTAGCAATATATGTTGCCATTTTATTTTACTCCTAATTGTTCGTTTATTTCTTTTTCAAAATAACAATACAAATCATGTTGATTTACATTGTGTGATTTACAAACTTTTTCCACCGAATTTTCAAATCTTTTTATAATATCTTTTTGTCCATTATCTATATTTTTAATGAGATCCTTAACAGTCTCTTTTAAAAGAGGTGATAATTCTTCATAAGACTTTGAATCTGAAACTCTATTCTTTTTTACTAAACTACTGACTTTGTTTTTCATCAACAACAGGTTCCGTTCTAGGTGCAGGAGATAAAACTTCAGGTTTAGCATCACTATGTGGTTGTGCTTGAAACAACACACCAGCTAATTCTTTTCTTTTAGCTTCTAAAGCATCACCTACTTTATCTCTTAAAGCGTCTTTAAAAGCCTCACCAGCTTCAGCCGCTTGTCCTAATGACAATTTGTCAATAAAATTTTTAACTTGTTCACTCATAATTTCCTCACTTTCTACTATTTATATGTTTTTATACTAAAGGTTTAGATTTTTTAACACTAGGTTTAACATCAGGTTGAGTATCTAAAAGGTCTTTATCAGAACCTTCTTCTCCAATTTGAGCATCAATATCTTCAATATCTCTATCTGATTGTTTTAAAATATTCTTACGTATATAATTATTTGAAAAATATTTGCCTATATAACTTTCCATACTTTGTAATAAAGCTATTCTATCCTTCATCATTTCACTTTCTTTTAATTCAGCAAAATGACCATCCGTTAAAAAGTCATAATTTAAAGTACTAGCAATTGTTGACCAATCTTCATCAGCAATAATACCTTTTAATATTAATTGAGTACGTAATATATCACTAAACAATTCAGTAAATTTCTTTCTTAATCTACCTACAAATTTAGTAAATTTAACTTCATCTCTACTAATTTCAGCAGCTCTACCCATATTAAATCCAGAAGATGCTTCTAATCTACTAACTGGAACGTTAAGAGAACGATATAATTTCTTTTGGAAATATTCTATATCAGCAATTTCTCCTAAATTTTGGCCGCCTGGTAATGTAGTGATCTCTGTTCCTCTACCGCCTTCTCTACGAGGTAACCAATAATCTTCCAACATGTTCATGTAATTACGATCATCTCTAATCTCACCAGTAGTTGCGTCATAAACAAGTTTATTTCTATATCTTGCCATAACATCTCTTAAATATTGTTCAGCTTTAAGTTTAGGAAGATTGCCTACATCTATATAAAATATTCTTCTTTCTGGAGCTCTGGCGATACGATAAATTACCATAGCATCTTCAATCATTCTTAATTGATTAACTGATTTAATTGCTTTATGTAAATATGATAATATTTGATTTCTATTTTGATCTATTAATCCCGAATTAGAATAAGCAATTGCATCAGCAGATATTCTAATACCAGAACTTGAAGTTCCGCCTGAAACACCTCTTTCATTATATATGTAATATTCTTCAAATTCAGTAGTTATATCTAAGTTTGCTCCTCGTGCTCTTTTAACTTCTCTTACTTTTTTAATTTTTCTAGGATCAATGTATTTTAATTCTACAATACCATTTCTAGGATTTTCTCTATCAATAACTTTTTGATAATACATACGACCATCTACATACCATCTTCTAAATATGTCGTGTCCTTTTGTATTAAAATCCAATAAAAGTAATACGTTTTTAAATTCTTCTTCTATTTTTCTTCTTACTTCAGATCCAAATGCTAAGTTAGTTAAATCTACGTGTACAGAATCTTTAGTTTCATTTACAACAATAGCTTCACTAACGATATCATCTACAGCTGAATCACATTCTGGATGTAATGAAATTTCTCTATAACGTCTTACTAAATCTGCTTCGTTTTTAGCCGTACCCTCTAAATCTAAAAATTGTCCAAAAGCACCACCAACAGCAGAGACGGTAGTTGCACCATCATCAGCAGTAGGTATACTAAAACTTTGTTTAGGGTCTTGTTCTCGTTTTTTTCTTGTGATTGAAAATCCAAATAGATCGGCCATAATTTATATCCTTTTTACATCAACTGTATTAGAGAAAGCTGTGTGATGTGTTTGTTTCATAATATTATTTATAAGTCTAAAAAGAGCCGCTTTTAGGCGGCTCTTCTTAATATTAACTACTATGTAGTAGTATTTGTTTCAAAGAATTGGTACGAAAATGTAACAACAAATTGTTCGATTGCTGTTTGTTCGTCATACGTCAAATCAATAGCACCTATGTCTTTTGGAAAAGCACCTCTAAGTGTGTATGATTTAACAGTATTTCCGTTACGATCTAAATGATCGACAAACGCATCTACTTGATAATCAGCAGGATTTGTTAATCCTTCGTTATCTGTCATATTGTTAATACCATTTTGCCATCTTTCAAAAGCATTTCTTAATTTGAAGTTTGAATCGTTATAAACTGTAACAGTCCAATCCGCAAATGTTCTATCTCCTGCGATTTTGATTGATCGACCTCTAAACTTAACGTCAACCTCACCAAGTGTCATTGCAGGTATAGTAGTTGCTCTACATAAGAAAGCAAGATCTTCTATTTCTCCACCAACTTGAGCATAACCTGGAAAAGGCATTACTACCTTAAACTGGTTAGCACGAGCGCCGCCGCCAGAAAGTTTAGCTTTGAAGTCATTAATGTTTGCCATTTTTTTATTCTCCTATTCTAAATTAGCCGACTACTTCCGAGAAGGAAACGCCGGTTCTGGTTGCTATAAAAGACAATGTGATAAAGTTAATACTTCTAGCAGGTTTAACGTAAATGTCTGCTGCAAAGTTATTACCATCAATTATCTGGCCTGTGTTATTAGTTTCATCACATACTACTTTGAAATCAGTAATACCTTTTCTACCTTGTACTTCTCGTAAGAATGGTTCAACGATATTTCTAAAGTTTGCTCTAGTAAACTCGTCATTAAATTCAAACAATTGGTATTTGGCAGCTGTAGATATTGCTTTTTCTAAAATGATAAACAATCTTCTAACATTTATTCTATCAAAGGCAGATGGTGATGTCAAGCCGGTTTTATCTCCAAATAAAACAGTACCTTGACCAGGGAAAGTTACCACTGGATTGATTCTGTTTCTGTAAAGATCATCTCTTTGATCTTGTGTTGGATTGAACGCCAATTTAACTGCACCTCTAATATTACCTCTGTTGTAACCTGCTGGAGAATACCAAGCATCTGCTACTAGATCCGTTCTAGCACATAAGCCTGCGATATCACCATTTAAAGGCACCCAACGGTACGTATCATTATATCTATCGTACATATATTTGTATCCACTATCAGCCACCACGTAAGATGATGATCTCATAGTTGAATATAAATCTAATACGTTAGACAGTTGAGTATTAGTATTTGATATATTAACAACGTCTGATCTTCTAGGAGATACAAACGCTATACAGTCTTTTCTATCTTCAGCAATTGATACAATATTATCAATATCTGTTACATTTGATACTTGACCTGCTATTAATAAACCAACATCTACTGTTGCTGTATCTAGGAACTTTTCTAAAGCAGCTTTGTGTTGAGCTGTAGTTGCTGTAGAACCTAAAGAACCTCCAGATAAAACACTGACAGTGTTTGAAGTAGGACTAGTTTCAAAGTTATTATTGAATGCTGTTTGTCCCCAATTCGATCCAGATGTATTATGATCCATCCAATAAACGTATATTGAACGATCGCTTATATGATTGACATAATAATTACTATCGCCTTGTGGGGATTTAGCATCCGATGCTTTAGATAATTTAGAATGAGATTCTAAAACAGAACCAGCTATTCCAGTAATATATCCTTTTTCATCAACTACAACAACGTGTAACTCATCATTAGAACCACCTTTTTGAGAAGCGTAAGGTGAAGTTCCTGGAGAACCATTTACTTGATCGTAAAATTTCCATCTTCTTCTTACGTTAGCACCGTTAGTTATAGTTTTTTGTAAACCATAATCTCCATCGTGATGTCTAGTGATAGTTACAGTATTAGTGTTTATAGCAGTTACGTTATATTTGTAACCATCATAATCAGTTCCAGCAGACGTAGCACTAAATTCTAGTACATCGCCTACAACAATATTAGATGCTGATGTTAATATTACTGTTTTGTCTCCAACAGCTGTTGAAGCATCATTAACTGTAGTTATAGCATCTTGTTGATAACCAGTTGCTGTTGTGCAAGTATATACTGCTAAAGTATTGCCCCAAGTACCTGCTGTTTTAGCAGCAAAGTAACCTACTGATCCTTGACCTGAAGAATAGTTTTCTTTCCAGTCGTTATAATTTTTAATTAATAATCCACTACCATTTGCAGTAGCGTTTTTTAATCCTGTGTTTGATGTTCGTACTACTCTTAAAGCATTAGAATATTGTAAGAAGTTAGCAGCAGAAAACCAATCTTCAAAGTTAGTATCATTTGGAGTACCAAATGTTGAAGATAATTCTGATTCACTAGCAACTGTAACAATTTCGTCAACTGGACCTTTAGAAGCTTCCATAGCAATTGCACCAACGCTAGTTGATACAGCCGGAATTATTCTAGTTAAGTCTCTTTCTTGTACGAGAACACCTGGTGATATTTGAAATGCCATTCGGTTTTTCTCCTTATTTAATTAGCTAATTTTAACATATATAATTCAAAACTCGTATTATTCATACGCCCATAGTCAAAAGTTATCATACGTGTATCTATTTATAAAAGACGTATTTTTGACGCTTTATTGAAAATCCTCACCTTTTCTTATATGAACTGGATGCCATATTTCTCCATATTCATCTTTAAAAGGTTGAGATTCTGGTGTATTAATGCCATCATCAATAAATCCAAATGGCGCCATATCTTGTTCTATGATATTAGATTGTTCTTCATACAACTTAGAACGAACATCCGAATTACTTAATTCTTTAAAGTATGTCTGATTTGACAACCAACCAAATATAATAAGACAAGTCATTAAATCGTCATTACATCCTTCTTCTGCTTTCCATGAATTATTTTGACGTGAAAAGGTAGACATTTCTTCTATAATATTAAAATCATTAATAATAATTTTATCAGATTCCACAATTGTTTTTAAATTAGAACATCCAACTTTCTTAATTTGTTTAGTCATACGAATACCTAATTGACTTCCTCTACCACTAAAACCAGAACCCAATACTTGACCAGCTCTACCTCTTTGAGTTGTCATTAACAAATTATCATATTCTAAATCATACTGTAATGCGTCAGATATTTGGCCACCTAAATCATTTACCTCAACCAAAATATGTGCGTTGTTATAACCTTTACATGTTTGTTGTATAACATTTGGAAACACCATAGGTTTAATTTCATTGTTACGATATTTGGCCACAACTCTATAAGGCATTTGAGAAACATCAAATATTATAAATGCAGAAAAATCTTTTCCCATACCTCTGGCTACATCAACAGTACATACATACATTTTATTTTTATCAGGTTTTTCAAATACATCTAGTCCACCTTGTGATTGTAGAGGTGGTGCATAAGGTATAACTTTTATTTTAGTAGATGATATAAGAGTATCAATGGAACCTAAAAATTCACATTCAAACTCCTGGTTAAATTGTTCTTGACTTGTATTTCTTATTGTATTTTCTTTCCATTTCTCATCTCTACCAGGAACTTCTGACCAATGCACTTCTATAGGAACATAATCGTTTTGTTTATTAACAGCATCAGTCCATAACTTATAGTACATGTTCATACCGTGTGGCGTAGATACGATAATCATTTTAGTATTTTTACCAGATGATATAGTAGGAAACACTGAACTAAAGAATTGCTCGGCAATAGTTGCAGGTACGAAAGCAAACTCGTCCAAGAATATGATGTTATAAGAACCTCCTCGAACGGCACTTGAAGATGTGGCAGCAGCAACAATCTTACTACCATTTTCTAATTCAATACTACCTTTATTCCAGTTTAATACTCCTTGTTGCAAAAACTTTGGTATATTCTCATACGCTAATTGTAAACGGCCCAGTATATCTCTTGCAGTTGATGATTTATTTGCAAGTATAGCAACGTTAGAATTTGCATTAAATAAAGCATAATGTAAAAGATAGGCTACAATAATTGTTGATTTACCAGACTGTCTAGGTAACTTACATATAGTAAATCTATTATTGTGCATTGTTCCAATAATGTCTTTTTGAAAGTCGTACATCTCAAATGGCACCAAACCTTCATCTAAAGAAACTATCTTTACATAATTTTTAATAAAATATAAAGGATCTTTAGAACAATTATCAAACTCTTGTATTTGTTCTTGTGTAAATTCTACAGGAACATTTACCTTTTTAAGATTTGGGTTACCAAGGTAAACTGAATTTTTTTCATTCATTGATTATAATTCCTTCTATATGTGTATAACCTAATTGTAATGCGGCCTGTATTCTTTGACTTCCTTTATAAACACTATATTGTTTTTCTATATAAGGCATGCCTGCACCACCCATTCTAGGTTGTTCTGAAATAGTATGTTTTATAATCTCAATAGGATCATTCATATCTTCGCCATTCAACAATTCTTTTAAAGGATCACTTGACTTAATATAAGTCAAATCATTTATCTGAAACGTCTGTTTCTTCAGGTGATCTTTTTTCGCTTTTAATATCTTCATTTTTTGTTTTTAACATCTTCTGTAATTCAGCCGTAGAACCAACAAACAAAGCATTTTTGATTTGAGGCGATGCCGACTTAGTTGCAGTTTTTAAATCTTTTAATTTTTTTTGCAAATCTTGTAGTTTATCTACAGTTTGACTAACATTTGTTATTAACTGTCCAACAACCTCATAAGCTCTTGGGTGTTGTCCTTCTTTTGCAATCTCTAATATACCCTCAATAGCTTCTTGACCTTTTTGAATAAGATCATAATAATTGTCTCTGCTAAATTTGTAATCGTTATCTATATCAGGTTTATTAGGATCTTCTATTCTAGGTACAGGAGGATTAGAAACTTTAATTATAGATTCTAATGTAGGTGTTTCTGTAGATTCAATACCTAATATTTCATTTACTTTATCTTCAATTTTAGTCATAATACTATTTATTATATAATTACTTATCTATTGGGCCTTCTATAGTTGTTGTAAAACCAAAGTCATCACTTGCTTTTGCATCTGTTGGTTCAGGAACTATTGTAATTCTTTCGTCAACTATACTAGTAGTAGTATCAATAGTGCCATGTACATCTGATTGTGTTTTAAGAATAACTTTATTAGTAGAAGAAGGACCAAATAGATATGTTTTTGCAGTAAAATTTAATGTATATATAACGGCTCTTCTTTGATCAAAATTGCCAGTATAACTATCTTCATAACCAACACTATTTAAAACTATAGGAACATCTCTTTTAATATCTAACTCTGGTAATAAATTTAATGTAACAGTGTAGTCCGGTTGAAAGTAAGGCAATATCTGTTCTACAATTTGTAATCCATTTTCAGCTGTAGCTGTGAATATATTTAATGTGTAATTTATATTATACGGCACAGGAGCGTAATTATAATTTAGAGAAGCGCCAGTGTTTGTTTTAGTTGTTCTATATTTTTGAACACGTGATAACTTTCTTGTATGATCATAAACAATACCAGATATTTCAAAACTCATACGAGGCAATACAATTGCAAACTCTCTGTCTTGTAAATCTTTTTGTTGGTCTAAACGAACTAAAAATTTTTCCTTTGGTCCATATGCCAAAGGAACAGTAATACTTTGAACCAATTTACCGTTAGCATCTGCCTTTTTAACTTGTATATCATTAAAGATAGTACCAAAAGCAACTGTTAATTTTCTAAGACCTTCGTTATAAAAAAATGTTCCGAACATTAATATATTCCTGGGTTACCAAAAGGATTTAATTCATTAAAATCTAATATATCATCTGAAGTTGTTGGTGTACCAAAACCAGATTCCGTATCAAACCCTAAATTGTCAGCATAAGGTGAATTAATAACGCCTGTTTGTGTTTCTTCATATAAGAAGTATTCATCATCATTATTTACAGTAGCGTTTTCTAATAATAAAGAACCAGAACTATCTTCTAATAATGTATGATGATCTAATTGATTTAATGTAAAGGCTGCTTCTTTATCATCAATTGCTTGAACACCTGTATCTAATTGTTCATTTGAATATTCCCAACGAGTTACTCTAAGTTTGTAACATGGAAGATTGCCTAATGCAAAAAACGGTTGTTGATCTTCTACAAATGATATTTCAAAAAAACTGTTCATTAAAGGCATATAAATTATATCGCCTTCGTTAGGTCTACCTTGTGCAATTAATGTAGTACGAGAACTTACCAATTCTTCAAATCTTCTTTTAGAAATCATAAACGTAGTATCTTCACGTATTTCTAAACCAAATTTATTAATTACTTCTTGTTGTCCTAAAAAACCTTCCGTAGTTTCAAAATAAGCTTCCAAAGGAAATGCGCCTTTATATTTACTTGCAACGTCCTCACCAAGAATAATATCTTTATTAACCAATGTTCTTGGCATATAATAAACTAAATTTCCGTAGATTTTAAGACCTTCTATTATTAAATCTTCGTGTAGTCTTTGTTCTGAAAAATTTCCTATGCCGTTACCGGACTGAAAATATGGATTCATTACAACCATACATTATCCTATCATAAATGTTGGTGCAATTTCGTAAGAATCTCTTATTTCTTTTCCTAGTTTATCAATTTCTGTTTGAGCTTCATCAAATATTTTTGCACCATTTAATGTAACTCCACCTAACATAGTTACTCCACCAAATTTTGATAAATTGGATCCCCACTGTCTTTTAAATTGAGACGTTACATATCTCTTTAACCAAATATCGTTGTAAACATCTGTATAGGTATTAGGATCTAATTTACGATAACACTCTATAACCAAGTATTCATTTACTTGCATATCGTTAGTCCAATCCATATCAATGTATAATCTGTTATCGTGTTGTTGAAATCTTAATGGTTTCATACCAACTAAAATCATATCTAAAAAATCTAAATGTCTTAACACCATATCATAGTTAATAATTGATGTTGAAGCAAAGTCATAAAGGTCATTTAAACGTAATTGATATCTTACGTCAAACATGTTTAGATTTGCTTTATCAGAAAAAGGTAAAATGTTAACAACAGAAATGACAGTTTCAGGAACCACAATATAATTGTTTGCTTCGTACCATGTAGAAGAAACTCCGTTTTTAGTGGCCACTTCAGTACTAGGTATAGAGGCCTTTAATCTTGTCTTATCTTCTTCTGTTAATTTATATTTAAGATATGTTCTACGAATACCATCATAATGGTGTTGAGCATAGAATTGTAGAGACTCATCCAATCTATCTTCTAATTGATCATTATCCACGTTAATCTCTATAACGGGTTTACCTAATGATCTTAAAGCGTATTGTTTTAATGTTTCTCTTGTTGATGGAGTAGCCATTTTATACCTGTTTTATTACTATATTTATAATAAAAAAAACAAGAGAAAACGACTATTTTACTTATCTGAATTGATCAAAGTCTTTATATACAAAATTCATGGCCAAACTAATTCTAGTTTCATCACTTAAATTAGGTTCCACAGAATGTATAATATATGCAGGAAATAAAAGTAAATCACCAACCTTTGGTGTAATTCTATGATAACTTCTACCACTCAAACCATCTTCAAATGAAGGTATAAAAGAATTTGCTCCTCTAGGATCATGTAATAATATATCACCAGACTTTTCATTAGTGTGTACATAATAAACACCTATTACAGTATTACCAGAATGTTCGTGTGGTGTTTGAAATTGATATTTTAAAGTTGCTGTTGTCCAACTTTGTTTTAATTTTAGATCAATTTGTTTACCTGTTAATTCTTTCAGATATAATTCAGCTTCATTATTAAATATTTTTTCTATTTTATTAGCTTCGTCTTTAGGTAAATTTTCATTAAAATTCTTTTTAAATTTAAGAGATTGGGCTCTACCTATAATAGGATTTATTTCCTCATAGTTTAATTTTACTATTTTTACAGGCGTTGTAAATAGATGTTCCATATTAATAATTAAAATACTTAGACGGATCTTTAACTATATCGTTAACCAAATCTTCGGAAATAACTTCAAATCTTTCTTCTTGTGTATCTCTCCTTGGAGTTCCATCAATATATCTTAAAATACCACCAGTTAATTTAAATAATGCAGCTGCAAACATGGCCGTATTGTAATGATACGAAACATCACAGGCAGTTGTCCAATATTTACCTTCTAAAAATAAACAAGCACCTTTACATAATTGAACCACAGGACATCTAACACATTCTTCTCTAGTTCTAAAATGATGCACCAATTTCATTTCTATTGCTTCTATATCTGAAATCTTACCTATATTATGTTTTTCTAAATTAGCATTTGTATTCTGACAAGTCATAGAATTACCTTTTAAATCGACAGCAATAATATCAGGATTATCCATACCACATTTCTGACCAAGTACTGTAAATGGTCTTTGTGTAGTAATAGACTTAAAGAAATCATCTATCTTATCAAATATAGTTGATACTCCCCATATCTTTCCACTAAATGCCTCTGTAAATATAGTTTCTCTTAATTTTTGTTGTTCTATTAATGACGTAGGACATAACATCATACCAGAATCATCATAAGGTAACATAATTTCTTCTGAAGAAAGAGGAACGTTAAAAGGACTTATTCCCATTTTATCTGCTATCCATTCTCTTACTTTGTGCATACTATAATTATTAGTAGTAAGAACACAATTAAATCCTATTCTGCCTTTTGGAAATAACTTATCATAAGCATATTTAATTGCTTTTAAACTTTCAGGCTTTTCAAGTACATCTTCACCTCTTTGAATTTTATAAGATTCACCATCATGCGAAATACCTAATTGAACATCCAAACTATCTAACCAATCAACAATTTCTTCTGTTAACATAGAAGCATTTGAAATTATATTGAACTCAGCTTTAGGAAATTTCTTTCTTAATCCTTCTGCTAATACCTTTAATACTTTAATATAAACTAATGGTTCTCCACCCCAAAATTCCCAACGAGTTTTATTACCATCACCTTTAAACCATGTATCTAAATTATCTAAAAAATCTTGTGCTTCTTTTGGATTGCCTTGAAAAGAATTTGGAACTTGTGTTGCTTGATTACAATAATTACAAGAATAATTACACTTCAATCCCATTTGTATTTTAACTATTACTGGTTTATTACTCTTTTTACCGGGATTGGTTGGTGAATTAGGAATCCACTCATGGAAATGGCCTTGTTTGTATTCTGAATTTATTGAAGAAAGATTATAAGGCTGACCAGTTTCATCAAACAATTCTGAAGTGTGAGGTTTATATGTTAATATTCTCCAACCTTTTGGATATTGTAAGTGCAGTTTGTATTCTGGAGGATTAGTAGTATCGTATTTTTTTACGATTTTTAATTCTTCTATAGGTTTATTCTTATTTTTCCAAGAATGAAAATTATATTCAGTCGCATTTGTCATAATCTATATATAACACATTTCGCAAGAAATGTCAATATCTTAATAATAACTACTTATTATCTAAATATGTTTTTTGTGCAGCTCTTATTTTTTTCTTATTAGAATCTAAATCTGTAATAATATCAGTAGCACTTCTAACAGTAGTTACGTTGCTTGTTGCTACTTTACTTAAAAAATTAGCAGCCCAAGCAGGTTGTTCTTGACTATTGATTAAATTAGAAACTAATGTTGTTAACAAATCAACTTGTTGTTCTAAAGAAACTATAGAATTTAATTCACTTAATGCAAGTAATATTTGTTTTTTATTTAAATCAGTATCAATTATATCCTGAACTGAAGGAAAATCAGTTAACAATAAATGTGTAAATGCTGTATTTCTATCAACTTTTGTAAATGTTTCATTTGAAACAGCAAGTCTATTAATTAAAACATATCCTTGAGTAGCTGAATCGTGAAAATATATTTTTGCTATAGGAGTTTTATCAACTTGTTTTAAAGAAGTAAGTTTTACTCTATAGATTGAATCTTGTTGTATATCTGAAATATCAGCAAGAACGTAATTACCTTTATTATCCATGTACAGTTCATATCTTGTTCTTGCTTTAAAAATAGAACTACCTATAGTATAAGTTTTAGATTTTAAATGAGGATAATTAAGAGTTAAAACGATTTCATTACTATTATTTTTAACAACCTTAACAACGTTTGTATCTATAATTTGTTCGGACAAAGATTTAGCTGATCTATATTCAGGAAGTACTCCTAATAAAGAATCTGTATAGTTATCAAGTATTGGTAATGGATCTACATAACTTGCTAATATTAATGCCATTTTTATTTCCTCTTAATTAATCTTTTAATTAACACGCACACGCACAAGCGCAGTTGCAGTTACAATTTGTTCTACAGTTATAAGCATAACTACAGTTACAGTTAGTTACTGTTCTGTATTGATATGTTCCACCAAGTTCATCCACACTTGTGTATGAACCAAATACGTTTGTATTAAATTCACCTGTTGCTTGAAAACTATTTGTATTACCACCAGCACCATCATACGATCCATTATTTTGACAATTTGAAGTTGGTGTGCCAGTGAATCCTAAACCTGCCCAAGTCCACCAGTTTCCATTAGGAGGTTCTGGTATAGAATAAGGTTGAGGTTGTGTTTGGCCATTAGCATCCACATATGTTGGTGAAGAACCGTCAGGTCCGTAAACCGAATTTTTGTAACCATTAGCAAGAGCTGTTGCACAATTTACACCACTGTTTATACTAGCCAGAGATCCTGCAAGAGTATCTGTAGTTATATTTGCCGATACTGTAGCTCTAGCTTTTTGTGCTAAATCTACACCGTTTTGATCTTTTATACCTAATCTGTTTGCATTTGAACCGGCGTTAGGAGATACTATATTACCTGAAGTATCTATTATATTTGCGAGTTTTCTTGCTTTTGTATCTGCCATTTGTAATCCTGTTTATAATTAAAATTTTATTTTCTTGTTATATTTATACATCTACATACTCTGTAATGTAACATAATCATTTGCATAAATTCCATTAACTAATTCTATTGTTGAACCAGTTGATGCCGTATAATCAACACCTGCAATTAATTTAACACCATTAACATACACCATAGCTTTACCTACAGTATAAGCAAAACTAATTAAGTTCTGGCCAGTATCAACTACTGCTGACAGACCTGTTAAAGTACCTGCAGTTGTAGTTATTGCTGATCCATTTTTAGTTGTTGATAATGTAAATGTTGTTGAACCATTTGTTGCAATGATATAATAAATTGTTGGATCCGAATATCCTGTAATTGTTCCTGAACCACTATTTGTTCCATAAAGTCTAACTTTTTGACCATTAGATAATTGTCTTGATGAAGCACTACAAGAAAACTGGCCAGCAGTTCCTGTTGTTGCTATTGAACTTAATCCTATTTGATTACAAGTATATGTTACACCAAACGGAGTACCTATTGTTGAACTAATAGCATCACCACCTACCGTTTCAGATAACACAGCTGTTGATGTACCATTAGTAGTTTTTACATAATAAGTTTTTGTTGTACCAGTATAATTTTGTAATGCACCACTACCTCTTACGTAGAAAGAAAGGCCTGTTGTACTTCCTGCAGTTGTTGTAATAGCAGAACCACCTAATGATGATGATAATTGGAATGTGGTAGCACCAAGAGTTGTTCCATTATTTGATGTTGTAGTACCATTAGTTGCAATGATGTAATATGTTTGACCAGCATTAGCTGAAGAATATCCAGTAATAGAAGATGAACCAGAATTAGTTCCATAAACTTGTACTAGTTGACCTACTGTTAAAGGAACAGAAGAAGCAGCACATGTAAAATTACCTGCTGTATCTGCAACGGCAACTGTTGTTAAAGAAATTTGACCTACAGTATTTGTAAAAGTTAATCCACTAGGAACACCTGTTCCTGTAGTAATTGCTGAACCGCCTGGCGTTTCTGATAATGTGAATGATGATGAACCATCTGTAGTAATAACGTAATAAGTTTTTGGACCTGGATTAGTATAACCTGTAATAGAACCTGAACCACCTTTTGTTCCTGAAATTGTAATTGCTTGTCCTACAACGATAGGAGCGTCTGATGCTTGACAACCAAATTGACCATTATTACCTGAAATAAAAATACTTTGTAATGTTTGAGTACCCATTTCAGTTCCTGAAAGAGTAATAAGATCATTTACAGTTATTGGATTTGTAGGATTAGCAGTAAAAGAAATTTGTCCTGCTGTTCCTGTAATTTGAACGCTTGATAATGTATTTATTCCTATTGAAGTAGTTTCTGAAAAATTTCCTCCGCCAGCTGAACCTGTGTAACCAACACCTGTAGCACCTACTGATCCTGTGTAACCGGTAGCACCTCTTGATCCTGCGTAACCTACTGCTGCTGGTGTATATCCTACATATCCCATTTTCTTCTCCTAATTCCTTTAAGCTGAAATGTCGTCAACTGTTGATACCCAAACGTCTATTGACGTAGCAGTATCAGAAACAATTTTCAGAACATCTCCTGATTGAATAACTACTTTACCTTCAATAAGTTCTAACGAAGAACCTGCCGGCACTGGTATAGTTTTACCAAGATAATAATTATTACCGCCGGTTGTTATATAAACATCAACTAAAGCTTGTGTACTTGCCGTTGTGTTGGCAATTTTAATTCCTATAACAGTATTGTAAGTGGTTGCCGTTACTAAAGTAACAGCTGAAGTACCTACGTTTCTTGCTATATATCTTCTAAAATTTTGTGCCATTTATTTTAATTCCTGTTAATATTTATCCTTTTTTATAACGCAATAGCCATAGCCAAAGAAAAACCTGATGTAGCTGTTCCAGAAGTTGCAGTATCTACATAATTTTTAGTAGCAGCATCTTGTGAACTTGATGGATCAGTTACGTTTATAATTCTATGAGTATCAGCATCAATTTTTCCTGTACCATTAGGTGATATTTTAATATCAGTATTTGAGGCACCAGACATTGTGTTACTAGAAAATGTTATTGTTCCAGTAGCAGCCGATCCTGTATAACCGATATCACCTTGTGAACCTGTGTAACCAGCCGAACCTGTATAACCAGGAGTAGTTGAAGTAGATCCTGTATAACCAGTATCTCCTTTAGAACCTGCATAACCTAAAGCACCAACAGCACCATCTAAGTTAATAGTCCAAACTGCATAAGTTCCTGATCCTTTAATAGCAGTTTTTTGAAAAACTAATGAACCACTTCCTGATGTATAAGAACTAACATCAGCGTATTGAATATTATTAACGTCATAAGCAATAGAAATACTTTGTCCTGTTGAAAAGTTTAATCCTGTACCAACTGTTATTGTTTGATTGCCAGAAGTTCCTAATGTGAATGATGTTGTAGAAACTGTTTGATATTTGTCTCCTGAAGATCCTGTATAACCAGTTGTACCTTGTGAACCACTGTAACCTCTCGAACCAGAGTAACCAATATCTCCTTGTGAACCTGTGTAACCACCAACTGTTGAAGCTGATCCTGTATAACCTAAACTTCCTGTGTAACCAATATTACCTTGTGAACCTGTATAACCGCCGGCAGGTCCTTGAGAACCTGTGTAACCTTGAATACCACCATAAGGCAAACTATTCCAAGTAGTAGTACCATCACCAATTTTAAACTTGGCTGTATCTGTTTCAATACCCATTTCTCCCGATGCTAAAACTACTGTACCATTAGCAGTCCATTGGGTTGAAGTACCTCGTCTAAATTGTAATTGAATATTTGCCATATTAATTTAAATTCTCTTTATATTTATCTATAATAAAATTTATATTTTTCATTTATTTTAATTAATTCCTCCACAATCAAATGCAGGACCACCTGAATAATTTGAAGTAGGACTACCACCATCAAAAACATAAGCTGTAGTAGGCCCAACTGAACCTGTGTAACCTAAATCTCCTTGAATACCTTGTGAACCAGAATAACCTATATCACCTTTTGAACCTGTGTAACCTTGAGAGCCTGTATAACCGGCAACTTGTGTTTGTAATTGCCAAGAATAACCGTTCCATAACCAAGTACGGCCGTTTAATGTGTATGTTGATACGTTAGCAGTTAAGCCAGATGAAGGGAAATTTATTGGCATGTTTTCACCCCTTTGTTAATTAAATTGGTAACTGTCTTACAGATATTATTACACCACTTGTAGGAGTGGAAATTAATGTTAAAGTTGATCCTGATACCGTGTAATCAGTTGTTGGTCTTAAATACACACCATCTTTGAAAACTAAAATACTATGTACATTATTACCACCGTTGATAGTAATTGTATTAGTAGAATTATTACCTGTTAATGTGTAAGTAGAGTAAGCACTTGCAGTTACGTTATCGCCTTTTGATCCTGTGTAACCTGTAACTCCTAAATTACCGTATTCAACCCACTGATATGAATCTCCATCATAACTGTAGAAGTATTGAACGCCTGAATTTGAATCAATCCAAATATCACCTACAACAGCACCGCCCGGAGGAGTTGCTGAAGTTGTGATTTGTAAATTGCCTCTTGAACCTACGTAACCTTCTGAACCTGTGTAACCTAAACTTCCTGAATAACCTATAACACCTTGTGAACCAGTATAACCAATTACACCTTGTGAACCAACATATCCTGTATCTCCTTTTGAGCCAGAATATCCTATTACACCTTGAATACCTTGTGAACCAGTGTAACCAATATCGCCTTGAGATCCTACGTAACCTTGTGAACCTGAATATCCAATATCACCTTTTGATCCTGTGTAACCTAAACTTCCTGAATAACCTATAACACCTTGTGAACCAGTATAACCGATATTACCTTGAATACCTTGCGAACCTGTGTAACCTAAATCTCCTTGAATACCTTGCGAACCAGAATATCCTATATCACCTTTAGATCCTGTGTAACCAATTACACCTTGTGATCCTGTGTAACCTATAACACCTTGTGAACCTACGTAACCTAATGTTCCTGATAAATCAGAAACAAAACTATATGCTGAACCTGTCCATAAGTATAATCTTGAATTTTCTGAATCATTTACATTACCTGTTTCTACGATAGCAAATTCTCCTGCAACAATTCCTGTTGGAGAAGTATCAGCAGTTAATAATGCTACTGAAGTATATATTTTAGCAATGTTAAATCCTAAACCTGTGTTACCTTTAGAACCTGTATAACCAATTACACCGTGTGAACCTGTGTAACCGATATCACCTTGTGATCCTGTATAACCAATTGATCCTGTGTAACCTAAATCACCTTTTGATCCTGTGTAACCAAAATCTCCTTGAATACCTTGACTACCTGTATAACCTTTTGATCCTGTAAATCCAATTACACCTTGTGAACCAGAATAACCGATATCACCTTGAATACCTTGCGAACCTGAATATCCAATATCGCCTTTTGATCCTGTGTAACCAATTACACCTTGAATACCTTGCGAACCAGAATAACCTTGAATACCTTGAATACCTTGTGAACCTGTATAACCATCTACACCTTGAATACCTTGTGAACCTGAATATCCAATATCACCTTTTGAACCTGTGTAACCTATATTACCTTGATCGCCTTTTGAACCTGTGTAACCAATTACACCTTGAATACCTTGCGATCCTGTGTAACCATCTACACCTTGAATACCTTGCGAACCAGAATATCCTATTACACCTTGAATACCTTGTGAACCAGTGTAACCTATGTTACCTTGATTTCCTTGATCGCCTTTTGATCCTGTATAACCTAAATTTCCTTGATCGCCTTTTGAACCAGTGTAACCAATTACACCTTGAATACCTTGAGAACCTGTAAATCCAATTACGCCTTGTGAACCAGAATAACCGATATCACCTTTTGATCCTGTGTAACCAAAATCACCTTGTGATCCTGTATAACCAATTACGCCTTGTGAACCTGTGTAACCACTTGATCCTGTGTAACCTTGAATACCTATAGCACCATCTAAATTAACTTCCCAAGCGGAGTAAGTTCCTGTTCCTGTTTTTGTATCTTTATTAAATGTTAAAACACCTGTATTTTGTACATAAGAAACTACAGTTGCATGTTGATGAGAACCTGCATTTGCAGTAGCGGCAAGAATAATACTTTGTCCTGGAGAATAATCAACATTAGTTGTAGTTAAAGTAACAGAATCGTTACCTGAAGTTCCTAATGTAAATGAACCTGTTGCTAATGTGTGATATGTATCGCCATCAACACCGGCAGATCCAGTGTAACCTAAATCACCTTGTGATCCTGTGTAACCAATATCGCCTTTTGAACCTGTGTAACCGATATCACCTTTTGATCCTGTATAACCAATTACACCTTGTGAACCAGAATATCCTATATCGCCTTTTGATCCTGTGTAACCTAAATCTCCTTGAATACCTTGAGAACCTGTGTAACCTAAATTTCCTTGATCGCCTTTTGATCCTGTGTAACCAATTACGCCTTGAATACCTTGTGAACCTGTGTAACCTACGTTACCTTGATTTCCTTGATCACCTTTTGATCCTGTGTAACCTAAATCTCCTTGAATACCTTGCGAACCAGAATATCCTATATCGCCTTTAGATCCTGTGTAACCTAAATTTCCTTGATCACCTTTTGATCCTGTGTAACCTAAATTTCCTTGAATACCTTGATCACCTTGTGAACCTGTAAATCCAATTACACCTTGTGATCCTGTGTAACCTATAACACCTTGAATACCTTGTGAACCTGCGTAACCTAAATTTCCTTGATCACCTTTTGATCCTGTAAATCCAATTACACCTTGTGAACCAGAATAACCAATTACACCTTGTGATCCTGTGTAACCAAAATCTCCTTGAATACCTTGGCTACCTGTGTAACCTCTTGAGCCAGAATAACCGATATCACCTTTAGAACCTGTGTAACCTAAATTTCCTTGAGAACCTACGTAACCATCATTACCTTGAGGACCTTGTATGCCGGCAGCACCTGATAAATCTGAAACATAAGAGTAAGCTGATCCTGTCCATAAATATAATCTTCCATCTTCAGCATTCTCAACATCATTTGTGTTAATGATAGCAAATTCTCCAGCAACAATTCCTGTTGGCGAAGTGTCTGCTGTTAAAGCTGCAACTGAAGCATAAATTTTTGCAATATTAAATCCAAGTCCTGTATCTCCTTTTGATCCTGTGTAACCTAAATCACCTTTTGAACCTGAATATCCTATATCACCTTTTGATCCTGTGTAACCTAAATCTCCTTGAATACCTTGTGAACCAGAATAACCTTGAATACCTTGATCGCCTTTTGATCCTGTATAACCTAAATCTCCTTGAATACCTTGTGAACCAGAATATCCTATATCACCTTTAGATCCTACGTAACCAACGTTACCTTGAATACCTTGTGAACCAGTATAACCTAATGAACCTGTATAACCGATATCACCTTGTGAACCTGTGTAACCTAAGTTACCTTGATTTCCTTGAATACCTTGTGAACCTACGTAACCAACGTTACCTTGATTTCCTTGAATACCTTGTGAACCTGTATATCCTAAATCACCTTTTGAACCAACAAAACCTGTTGTTCCTTGAGAACCAGTGTAACCGATATCACCTTGTGAACCAGTGTAACCTGCTACAGTTGTTTGTAATTGCCAAGCGTTTCCATTCCATAACCAAGTACGATTACCTAATGTATATGTAGTTACATTTGGTGTTAAACCTGTTGAAGGGAAATTTATAGCTGGCATTAATTCTCTCTAATTAATTTGTTATTCTTAGTATTATTTATAAAAGTTTTTTCTTTCATGTAATTATTTTTTTTAATTAAATATAATCAATAGAAACAGCATTAACAGCATGCGATCCTACAGCTGCACCTGACCAAGCTCCTACAAATATATATTTTCCTGTAGGCGACCAAGACGTAATATCTAATGAATTTATTAAAACACCTTGATGATATACAAAAGCATATCGAGTAGATGAAATTGTCCTTAATACTAATTTTAATGAAACCCAAGAATCTTCATAAGTCAATCCAGCTATATAATCAGTTTCACTTCCATTGGCTGTACCATTTTTATAAAATTGTGTTTTGTTTGTATTTGTTTTATACCAAAACGATAAACTATTATTAGTAACTGTATAAGGTTGAGAATTTGAAAAAGCATTTGTACCTCCTATACCAAAAGAAATGCCGTCAGCACCAGATTGATAAAAAGAAATATCTACACTTAAATCTCTAGTAAAATCTATATCCGTTAAATTCCAAACAACTCTACCATTTTGAGTTGCGCCTTGTGTGAATTGAACACCAATTGAAGTACTAGAAAAAGACGCATTAGAACCTGCTATTGTACCTGTTGTTGTTCCACCTGTTGTAGGTGTTCCATCAGCTGGAGCAGACCAACTAAATTTTCTTCCTAAATTTGCTATTCCTGATTCTCCTTGTGAACCTGTAAAACCTATAGGCCCTCTTACACCCACATTTGAATCTTCAACCCACTGATTTGAATCTCCATCAGTAATATAAAAATATTGTATACCTGTAGCAGAATCAATCCAAATATCTCCGTAATCAGGACTTTCTGGAGGAGTTGTTGAAGTTGTGATTTGTAATTGGCCTTTTGAACCTGTGTAACCAACTGACCCAGAATAACCTGTTGAACCTGGAGTACCTATTGATCCAGTATAACCTAAATTTCCTTGTGAACCTGTATAACCAGCACCGGCTGATCCTGTATAACCAGCAACTGTTGAAGCCGATCCTGTGTATCCTAAATTTCCTTGATCGCCTTTTGATCCTGTGTAACCAACTATACCTTGTGAACCTGTGTAACCATCACCAACAGCAGACACCTGAGAATCAACATACGCTTTTGTAGCAGCATCTTGATCAGAAGAAGGATCTGTTACGTTTATAATTCTACTTGTATTAACATCTACAACTCCTGCTCCTGGAGGATCAAGTATAATATTTCCTGAAGTTGCTGAAATTGTATTTGTGTTAAATGTAATATTTCCTGTATTAGCAGCGCCTGCTGATCCAGTATAACCAATAGTACCTTGTGAACCTGTGTAACCAGTGCCTGTGGAGCCTGTGTAACCAACTCCTGCTGAACCGGTAAATCCTAAAGAACCTGTGTACCCGTCTCTACCAATTGTTCCATCAGTACCTTTTGATCCTGTATAACCAACTCCAGCCGATCCTGTGTAACCTAAACTTCCTGTAAATCCTGTTGAACCTTGAGAACCTGTATAGCCGTTTCCAGTTCCACCAGATCCTGTATAACCTATTTGTCCTTGTGAACCTGTGTAACCTAAACTACCTGAATATCCTTGTGAACCTGTGTAACCATTTCCAGTTCCACCAGATCCTGTATAACCTTGTGATCCTGTGTAACCTATTGATCCACTAGCTCTTGAAGGAAGTGTTACTTTTACTTGTTGTGTGGGTCCTTTTATTATGGCCATCTATAATTTACATTTAATTCTATTTGATTGACAATACAGTTACATTATGTTATAGTATATTTATAAATAATTATAACTTTATAACAATTTTTTTAAAATGATTTCTATAGCGATTATTGACATTATTGGATTGACCTATGATGGTGATACCTTAAATAAAAGAGGTCTAGGTGGATCAGAATCAGCCGTTATTTTACTTGCAAAAGAACTAGCTAAAAAGAATTTCAAAGTAACAGTATTTAATAACTGCATAGATAAAGAATCTAAAGAAGGAATATTTGATAATGTTCAATATATTGATCATACAATATTAGACTATAAAAATGATTTTAATTTTGATGTTGTTATATCTTCCAGAACAGTAATACCTTTTGTGCCCGAACAGTTATATAATCAATTTGAACGTTTTAAACCTCAAAGATATTCTAAAATAAAAGCTAATGCTAAATTAAAAGCCATGTGGATGCACGATACATTTTCAATGTATGGTGATCATATATTAGAAGATATGCTGGTACATGGTGATTTAGATGAAATATTTACACTTTCAGATTTTCATACGTCTTATGTTACAAATTGTGATCATGGAAGAAAAAGAAACTTTGAAGTATTAAAGAAAAAAGTTTTTATGACACGTAACGGTATTATATATTATAAAAACGAAGTAGATATAAGAAAAAAAGATCCTTATCTATATGTTTACAATGCTTCTGTTACAAAAGGCATGTTGCCTCTGGTTGAGAATATGTGGGAAAGAATTAAACAAAATATACCTCAAGCTAAATTAAAAGTAATTGGTGGATATTATAGATTTAGAGAAAATGCTGCTCCCGATGAACAAGAAAAAAAATGGAGAGAATTGGTTGCTGATGAAAAATATAAAAAACTAGATGTAGAGTTTACTGGTATTATTAAACAATCAGAAATAGCAGAATTAATGGCCAAAGCAAGTTTCATGTTATTTCCTGGTGCATTTCCTGAAACATTTGGTATTTCAACGTTGGAATCTATTGCTTACAATACTCCTTTAATTACAACTCGTTTTGGTGCATTAGAAGAAACGGCCGTTGAACAGGCCTGTTATTTAATGGATTATGCAATTGAACCAAATAGTCTTTTTAGATTTATCGACAAAAAGCAACAAGAAGATAAATTTGTAAATATGGTTTTAAGAGCAAATGTTGATAGATATCTACATCAACAAAAAATGTATGCTTGTAATATTATAAAAGATATTGTAGGTTGGGATTCTGTTGCATTACAATGGAAACAACATATCTATAAAAAATTAGGTGCATACCTTTCAAAAGAAGAATATAAACAAGTAAGTTATATTAATGCAAGAGTTAAAACTGTGTTTGGTAGAAGATTTGAAAATTATGAAGAAAATTATATACCTAGAAACACTCAACAAAAAATGATTATAGTTACACCTGCATATAATGCCAGTCAATATATTGAAACATGTATTAAGTCTGTTATTACACAAGATTATGATAATTACTTAATGATTGTTATTGATGATTGTTCTACAGACAATACTTATGATATTGCTAAAAGATATGAAAGTGATAAAGTAATCGTAATTAAAAATACAGAAAATAAAGGTGCAGTGAGAAATCAAATAGAAGCTATAATTAAATATTCTCAAATGGACAATATTGTAATGTTCTTAGACGGAGACGATTCTCTAGTAAACGACAATCAAATATTTCATTTTTACAATAATCTTTATGATGGTACAACTGAATTTACTTATGGTTCATGTTATTCAATGGTAGATAAAATACCTTTGATATCTCAAAATTATTTACAAGAAACTAAAAAAGAAAAGAAATATAGACAATATAAATTTAATTGGAATATGCCTTATACTCATTTAAGAACATTTAAAGCATATCTATTGCATAATGTAAATGATGGAAATTTTAAAGATGAAAAAGGAAATTGGTACAAAGCAGGTGGTGATGGTTCTATATTCTATACAGTAATAGAAAAAGCAGATCCAAACAAAATTAAAGTAGTACAAGATATATTTTATAATTATAATGATATGAGTTCATTAAATGATTATAAAGTAAATTCAACAGAACAAACTAAAAATGCAAATAGGATATTAACACAATGAAAACAATATTAATAGGAATACCTACAAACAAATATATTGAACCAGAAACAATGAGAGCAATATATAATCTTGAAGTTCCTGAGGGCTATAAAACCCAATTTCAATTTTTTTATGGTTATCAAGTAGATCAAATAAGAAATCTTATCGCTCATTGGGCAACTCATTACGACTATTTGTTTTCTGTAGATAGTGATATTGTATTTGCACCAGATACTCTTAAAAAACTTTTAAGTCATAATGTAGATATGGTATCGGGTTTATATAGACAAAGACACCACGATAGACATGTTATAGAAATATATGAGAAGAACCAATTTGGTGGTTGTTCAAATATACCTTATGAAAATATTAAAAACGTTCCTTTCTTAGAAATAGAAGCAGCTGGTATGGGCTGTGTTCTAATTAAATCGGAAGTTTTTAAAACTATAGGTTATCCTCAATATGTTTACCATTCAGCTTTAGATCATAAAAATACAGTATCAGAAGATGTAGATTTTTGTAGAAAAGCAAAGATTAGAGGATTTAAAATATTCGCTGATACAACAGTGCTTTGTGATCATATTGGTGCTAATACATTTAAAATTACAGATGTTATCAATAAGGAAAAACCTGCAACATTTAATGGCGATAGCCATGAATATGAATCTTTAGAAGAAGCAGTTAAGTTATTAAAAAATCCTATTGGTGTAACTGCCGAAATAGGTGTAAGACTTGGAATGGGAAGTAAGATTATAATAGATTCATTTAGAAAATATCATCCACAAGTAAAACTAAATCATTTGGGTATTGATCCTTATGGAAATATTGTTTATGCTTATTCAGATGAAGCACCACAAACTAAGTGTGATTATACAAACGATATGAAAAAAGAAGCGTTATTAAACTTTACAAAAGAATATCCTGAGTTTCATCTTGTTTGTTTAGAAGATACAGAATTTTTCAAAAGATATGCAGATGGTTATCCTATCTACAACGAATATAAAATAATGTTAACACAATATGATTTGGTGCATTTTGATGGGCCACACGATACTGTTAGTGTTATGAAAGAAGTTGATTTCTTTTTACCTAGAAAAGCAAAAGAATGTGTCTTTATATTTGATGATGTAACTACTTATGATATTAAAAAAATAGGTGATTATTTAATAGAAAACGGTTTTAAAGAAATTAAAACTGGTAAAAATAAAGCGGTATTTAAATACGAATCTTAAGCGATACCTGAAACAGAAGGATAAACAGTAATAATACCTTCAACAACACGTGTTACAGCGCCAGTTGCTGTTTCTGTTATGTGAACATCATAAACCCAACGGCCTTCTTCTAGTTGAATGGTGTCAGCAGGATCTAAACTTATACTTACGATACCATCAGCTTCATAAACAGTAATATCAAAATAAACTCTAGGATATGTTTCGGAATATCCTTTAGTCATTTTTGCTTCAGCCGTATATCCTACTAAACTGAATACACTACCATCATCAGCTAAAACATCAACATCACTGGAGAAAGTTGCACCTGCGTCTATTGTTAAATTTGCTATAGCTGCCATTTTATTAGTAAGTTACGAATTGAATTACGTCTGTTGGTAGAGCTCCTGGACTATTTAATACAACAGTTGCTTGATCGTTTGCTGTAAAGTCTCTTCCACCACCAACTAGTTTAATTCCGTTCAAATACACAGCAACGTTACTATAAGCATAAGTTACGTTGAAACTAGTTTGATAGGTGCTTGCTACACAAGTTAATCCTACTGTAGTACCAGCAGTTGTTACAAGAACTGCACCACCATCTACCATTGAATTTCTTAAATTTTTAGTTGATAATTTAAATGTTGTTGATCCATTTGTTTCTATAATGTAATAAGTTTTAGGAGAAGAATAATCTGTAATAGATCCTGTACCCGTAAGTGTACCACTGATAGTTATTGTTTGATCAACAACTAATGTTCTGCCAGGATTATTACAAGAAAAATTTCCTATTGTATCTGTAATTTCAACGTTGTTTAATGTAATATTAACATTTGAAGGGGTTATCGTTGTTTCACTAACAATAGCTCCTGAAAAAGTTTTTGTATCTACGTATTCTTTTGTTGCAAGAGAATCAGCAGCAAATCCTGCTCTATCTTTATAACCAGAAGGAACTTTTACAGTTGATGTGCCTTTTGGTACTAAATTTAAAACTATATTACTATCTGTTCCTGTAGCAGATATTGAAGGACCAGAACCTGTGATTGAGTTTGTAACCGATAATTGATTTACAGAAGAAGCTGTTGTAATAAATTTAATTTGTGCATTACCATTATCATCAGCAATGTAACCATTATTTAATAATTTTGGTGTTGTTAAAATTGGTGAACCTAAAGTTGGAGCTGTGTCAAATACAAATTTTCCTGTTCCTGTAGCACCAGTAGAAGTTACTCCTTCAACAGTAGGATGTCCTCCGATTGTTGGACCTGTTGATAAAACAACAGTAGCACCAGAACCAGTATAACCAGTAATAGAATTTCCATTTACTTTAAATACGTTACCTGTTGCGGCAGTATCATAAGTTTTATTAGTTAAAGTATCTGTAGTTGCTTTACCTAATAAAGTATCAGTTGCTAAAGGTAATGTAACAGTATTTGCACCACTATTTGTTAAAATAGTAGCAATCTTAGGAGTTGTTAAAGTTTTATTAGTTACGGTTTGTGTTCCTGTTAAAGTAACTTCTTCTGCTTTAATTTCGTTAACGGCTCCTACCAAATTAGTAGCAGTAGATGTTAATGTAGCAGGATCGCCAATATCATTTGTAGATAAACTATTAAACGTAGTTCTAAACGTTTCTAGTGTATCAGTTGTAAGTACGGTTTTAGCAGTCATTATTTTTTAACCATTTCCTTTAATAAAGCTTTGATTTCATGTAATTCTTGTTTTAATAAATTAACATCTTTAATAACATTTCTTATATTATCGCCTTGTTGTTCACGTGATTTAATTCTATTAATATAAAGTTGATAATCATTTTTAGAAGTATTAATAATAGCATTTGATCTTGAATCTCTTGCTAGATAATCATATCCTTCTACTTTTAATTTCATAAAACCTTTATAATGCTAAAGCAATTCCTCTTAAATCTTTAACAAGAGGAGGATATGCTGAGTTAGTTCCTTTTAATACCACTTTAATTTGAAATGCCGTAAATCCTGTAATATTATTATCTGAATATTTGTATTCTTTAAAAGTAGAATCATCTTGAGCAGGAGTTACAGACAAATCAGAAGATCCATCTGTATTAAACGGTGTCCACGCTAAATCGTTTACGTTTCTAACTTCCGAAGAACTTGTAACTCTGTAATATACCTTAACAGATGATGACGTTCTAACGTTTGCAGTAATTCTTAAATCAATTGCTGTTGAAATATTTTCTAATACAATTGGTTTAGTTACGTAAATTCCTGACGAAGAAGAACCTGTAGGAGCAGTATCTTCAATAAAATTTGGTGTATTACCAGACGTTGGTTGATTCAATCTATTTTGAACAGCGATCATACTCATTCTTGATGTATCTATAACTGGAGAAACCTTAGTATTTGTTGTTGATAAAGTTAAATTAGTATATAAAGATTTGTAACCACCTATATTATTAGTTTCATTTATTTGACTTGCTACCATTTGAGGAGATGTAAAATAAATATTATTTCCTGAAGTTATACTTAAAGCATTAGATACGGTTGTTGTTACAAATTCAGATTCAGATCCATGAATTGATTTTCCTGTAGTTGTTAACATGTTATAATTAATAGTTGTGCCAGGAACAGTTAACGTTTGAATGCTTAAGTTGGCTACGTCAAATAATCTATTTTGAGTTGCTGTTACTAAAGTTCCACCAACATCACCTGATGCAGTTGCTGTGCCAGCAGTTGTAATATCATAACTATCTAAAGTTACGTTTGAAATGCTCGTATATGTTCCATTTATTGCTGTATGTGCAATACCATTATAAGTTCCTGCTGGAACTCCTGCAATTGTAACACTATTGTTTATTCCGTGCATACCATGGTTTCTATGAAATACTCTAATAACACCTGAACTGTTTGTTGTTCTTAATGGGTTATTTGGTAATGTTCTTAAAGGTAGAACATCATTTACTAATGTAACTGTACCTGTCGTGTTTTCAAATTCTGCTCTATTGATTTTAAATTTAATATCTGTTGTTTGATCTGCTGTCCATGTTGAACCGTTTTGCGATTTGAAATATACACCAGCATAAGGGTTTACGGATATTGTTCTATCCGAACCTATTTGAGTTTTACCTATAGTTGCAACAAAAGCATTATAACTATTTGAATTGCTTAATAAACAGAAAGAGTATTCTGTTTTCTCTTGTAAATAAACAGGAGAAGGGAAACTAAATTTAGTAGCTATAGTAGCATCATCAGAAATATTTACAGAACTTGGATTTAACACAACTTCACCAAATGGTACAATCGTTCTTGATGGGTAACCATTTACAACTTCTCTAATTTGTAATGTTACGGGTATATTTGTATCTTTTGATTTAAAGAAAATATCAATAGAAGTTGCAAAAATTCCACCAGAATCATCTACTAAAAATGTTTGTGCAATAGGATCAATCCATCCAATAACTTCGGTAGTTGTTCTTGTAGATGTTCTAACAATGTTTTGATTATCTGTTACTGTTTGTCTTGCTAATGTAGATTCTCTTGTAGATATTATAGTATTTTGAACAGTGTTTAATAAACCTTGAGCATTATAATCACCTTCAGCTGAAGTTTCCACACTTGTGTCGCCATTAGTTGAATTTGTTGTTAAACGAAATATTTTTTTACCAGTTCTCCATCTAGGATTTGAATCTACAGTAGGATCTGGAATAGTAAAAGAACCGGAAAGAGCACCATTATCATCAGTTATTAAATCGCCACCTAAAGAACCACCTGTAGGTGTTACATAAGAAGTAATAGCAACATTATCAAAGAAAGGATAAACTTTAGTATTTGGTTTCATTCTTGTAGCAGTAAAATTGATGGTTCTACTTCTAACAAAAGGAACAAAAGCAACACTCAATACTTTATCGCCTAAAGCTGTTTGTACTATTTGAGGAACTAATGCACTTCTAATACCTGTTCTTGTTTGTGCTACTCGTTGTGCAGTTGTAGTTATTACATCTCGTACAATAGCTCTACGTCCTCCTCCACCACTATCTCTACCACCAGTAGCTGAAGTAGATTCAACAGAAGTTCCTGTCCACGTATCTTGCCATTCATTCCATATAGTATCAATTTCAACACTTGCTAAATTAGGGTTGCCCAAAGTATTCAAAAGAGTATCATAAGAACCTTGTTGATTAACTATTAAATCAGGAACTCTATTTGTTTCTTTCCACTCATCGCTAGGAGGATCTAAAGTAACAGAGCCTGCCCATGTAAATACGCTAAATGGATTTACATTTTCATAATGACTTGCATAAGACTGTTCAATAGAAGAAACTTCAGTATAAGGTAAAGTAATTAATGCACCTGTTTTTTTATAGTTAGAATTTGATCTTATAGAATCTGTAATTGCACTTCCATCATTTGCCGCTTCTATAAATTGAACAGACTCAGAATTAAACATAGGTCTCATAATACCGTTTGACATATCCATAGCAACTTTATAATCTAAATTTGTAGGATCGCCAACTCCATGACCTGTCATATTATCTACAATAAATCCATTTTTAAATCTTTCAAATCCTTGTGCATCTTGTATTTGTAAATTTTGAGTTTGTGTCTCTAATAGAGATAATTGAGTGTAGTATTCTACATTTGAAATTCTTGTTTCTAAGCGACCAATGTCTCTCATTGTATATCGTTTATTATCTACTTTCTGAATTAATAAATCATTAGTGTCTAAAGTATAAGGATTTAAAAATACAGTTGCTAATTGCATAGCATTATCTAAGTTTTTAGGTAATTGAGGTGATAAAGAACTTGCACCTTTTACAACTTTAAAATTACCAAGGTTATCTAAGAATATTTTATCTACTCTTGGTAAATAATATTCAAAATCAGAAGTTATATCTGAGTTAAATTGTATAACATCAATTACTGAAGATCCTGTTCCACTATATTGTCTATCTTGTGTTGCACTTCTTATAGTAGAAGCTTCATCAACTCTTGGTCTAAAATCTAAACAATCTCTAAGGTCATAAGAAACACCTGACGTATCAGAAGTATAAGAAGGTATGCTTGTGTAATCTATTGAATAAGAATCTACGTCAAAATAATCTCCTGAACCATGTGAAAAATAATTAAAATTAATTAATAAACGGCCAGTAGGCGTTAAGGCGCCAGAATTTATTTTAAGTCTTCCTATATCATAAAAATTATCTCTTTGTCCTGTATCTAAAGTAAATCTATTTGTAATATTTGTATGGCTTGTAGTAGCTGGTGTACTGAAATCAGGAGACATATAAACTGAATTAATTTGATAAACGTCTGCTTTCCCTAAACCAATTAAACCCGATTCAATAGTTGATTGAGATGAAACAGAAATTGTAGAACCAGTATTTAATGTTTTTGTTTTAGAATTTGCAACACCTCTTGAAACTGTAGCAAGAACTTTAATTTTAGCAGTACCATAAGCACTACCAAAATCCAATGTTAATGTTTTTCCTGTTGGAGAACCACCTAATGTGAATATTGGGTTACCATTACCATTATTACCAGATATACTTAAAACGTTACCTGCAACAGCAGAACCACTTGTAGTCATTACAGAAACAATAAAATCTTTTTCAGCAGCACCAGTAAATATTTCGTTTGTTCCTGCTGTTATTGTAGCAGCACCGTTTGATAAATTTGCCGTATAGTTTCTTCTTACATAAAAATTTGTATCTGACAGATTTGAATTTTTAGCTGTCTTTTGTGTTTTAATTCTAGTATAAGGTAATTTAAATATAGAAGTATTTTTATTTCCTCCTTGTAAAAAACTTCTAAGTCTAACAGCTGTTGTTTTTGTAGATACATCGCCAGCGCCCACGGCAATAGAAAGTTGTAAACTTGTATTTGACTGTATAGATTCTACAATTCTTGTAATTGAAGTTCCAGCATCTGTAGTAAATATAATAGAATCTCCTATTGTTAATTCTGTATTAAATAAAGAACCGAATCCTGTTACAGTTGTTCCATTATTTGCAATTGATATTTGTCCATATATTTGATAATTATCTCCAAAACTTGCATCAGTTGATGTATTGGCAGTAAATGTAGGAGAACCTGACATACCAATTTGTTTAACTTGATTAAAATTGAACGATTGTACGCCATTAAATCCTACAGCATTTCTTTGTATAACACCTGTTACAGCGGATGTTGCACCTGTAATTGTTTCTCCAGCTGAAAATGTACCAATAACGTTATTAAGAACTATAACACCATGAATTGCTGTACCACCTGAAGTATAAGTTGTATAACCTGTAGTATCTATTTTAGTTAAACCATCAACATCATATAATTCAAAAGTATCTGTTTCAGGATTTCTTACAGTGTAAACATTACTGTTTAATTGTGTCATACCACCAACACTTGAAATTGTAACTTGTTGTCCTTCTTTAAACGTGTGTGCAGTTGCTGTTACAACACCTGGATTTGCTTTTGTAACTGCTGATATAGTTGCAGATTTAGTTGAAGTTAACGATTGAACATAACCAATCGCACCTGAAGTGCCGCCTGTTACTTTTTCTCCATTTGTAAATGAAGGTGCAGTTGTTATATTTAAATGAGTAAACATTTCTATATCAAATAGATAATGTTTGTAAACTGCTGATGTTAAACTAGAACTAGCAAATATGAAAGAACTTGCTATTCCGTTATTTAATTCAAAACCTTTTGATTTTGCTCTACCAATTTGTGGCACTGTAACGCCTGTAGTTGATTGTTGAGTTCCTCTAACAGCTGTTGCAGTATCAAATAGATTTACGTTTTTAAATGCTTCTGTATCGCCGGAAACATATCCAATATCTGGTGTACCATAAACGTTTGTAACATTAACATAGTTTTGAACATCAAATCTTGTTCTAAAATTGCTTTCTGTATCGTAATCTCTAGCTTTATCTACTTCAACATAATTAGTACCAATTTTTTCAATCTCATATCCTTTTACGTATGCTTTTCCCGGAGATAATCCTAACGCTAACTTAGTTGTATCTCCACCATCAATTGATGAATATATACCTCTATTATTTCCAGCCAATAAATGTTCTCTAACATCTATATCAAAATCTTTTACTGTATAATCGCCAGCTTGATCATAAGTTCTTCTTGCTAAAGTAGATTCTAAAACACTGTAAGCAGTACTAGTAACTTGATTTGCTCTAATACCATTTTTTAATCTTAATAATTCAACAAAATTTGCATCAGCAGATGATGTTAAAGCTCTTTTAGACAATGTTAAATCAACTTTAAATCTATGAGCACCTGGTGCGTTTATGTTTGTGGAACCTTGAGCATTATCATTTAACGAAAGATCGTCATTTGGTGTTACAAAAGATTCTGTAATTTCTAAACCAACTCTATAACTTGGTGTGTTTGAATATTTGTCCAATACAACTGTTTGAGCAACTACTGATATATGAAAACCATTAATATAATAAGAACCATTAGCAATACTAGCCGCCGAACCTATTGCAGTAGAATTAACAACTGCTGTTGCTAAAATAGTAGGATTAGTTGATGTTGTAGCGTTAATGGTTTCACCGTTTGTAAATGAAACCGAAGTATTGTTTGTTCCTGTCGAACTATATTTTACATATAAAGTATCAGGATCTGTTCCATCAGTTGCTATAGAATTAACACAAGTAGCCACCACACCTGAAGTTACACCTGTTAATATTAAACCAACATAATCTGTTATTGAAGTAAAAGTTTTAGAAGTAAGTTTTACAGCAGAGTAATTTAAATCAAATCCAATTTCACCAGGAATAACCATTGCACCTTTTTCAAAAAGATGATCTGATAATCTTTCTACTTGATTTTGTAGTATTGATTGAGACTGTGTTAACTCTCTTGCTTGTACTGCATATCCTGGTCTGAAAAGAATCCTATGATATTTTTTTGTAGGATCGTAATCATCAAAATAAGGCGAAAGGTTAAAGTCTGTTGGACTTGGCATATCTTTCCTTAAAACTCAATTATTAATTTAATATTTTCAGTTTGGTCTGATGCTCTTGTTATTGGCGCTCTATTTTCAACGTATAAAACATCACCACTGTGTGTATCTATTTCAGGATCAGAATATCCGGAAGTAAATGACACATAGTTAACAGTTTCAGTTGCACTTGCTGGCGTTCCAGTAGCACCTGATGTTGCCCCTGTAATACCGTATGTTCCTGAAAATGCTGTTTTGTTTCCATTACTATCTAAACCTTCATTACTGAATCTTGGTTGTATATAATATAAAATTCTATTTGTTGAATCCCAACTTACAACAATTCCTGTTGCACCTGTTGTTGCTTGAGTTATTTTTTCATCAACTTGAAAAGTTCCTGGAGTTGGAGAAGAAGCAAATCTAAGTGCTTTAGTTCCTCTTAGTGTAGATGTTGATGCAGCTAAACCACCAGATTTTGGATCTCGTATTAAAGCAATTTTTCTAAAATCGTTATTTGTATCAAAGTCAGCACTATTAGCTAATTCAGAACCTTGAAGATTTGTATTCATCATTATAAAATATCCACCTAATTCTTTTACAGCGTCAAATCCGTGTCCGCCTATTGGTTCAATCATAACATCTAATTCAACTCCTGTTAAACCTGAACCACCAGCAGAAATAATATCGGCAACAGTTATATAACCATAAGTGTAACCTGAACCTACGTTAGTAACAGCAACAGAAGTAACAGCGTTACTTCCAATTATTACTGTAACTCTACCATTAGTACCATCTCCTCTGATAGGAATATTTGTATATGTTCCGTTTGTTCCACTTGTACCTGCTGTTTTAATTTTTACTACGTGAACTCCACCATCAACAGCAGCTGATGAAACTGTAGAGTTTGTTGAAACAGCCATAAAATCTGTTGATAAAAAATTTGCTTGTTGAGAAGCATCTAAAGTGTACATATATTTCCACTTATAACCATCAGCTGTTGTTAAAACAGATGTTGAAGTTCCTGTTGGTTGTATTGTAGAAGCAATATTATTGTTATTATCTAAACATTTGTAAACGTTATAAGAAGGTGTTAAGACATAAAATAAAGAATCAAATAAATTTGATGCACCACTGTTAGCAGTTAATGTTGTTGTTGTACCTGTAATTCTATTGCCATAATCAGGCCTGTAATAATCATAAATTTGTCCTGATACCCAATTTCTTCTAGGAACAACATAAGACACGTCAGAACTTGATACTTTTTTAACAGCTAAAAGATCATCATAGATGTATAATTCATCTTTAACTGAATCTATTGGTGTAATTGGTGAAAGGTCCGTACCTTCATTTTCTGTTCTTCCATCAGGTCTTGTTGATGTTCTAAAAGTTTGTGGTCTTCCTATTCCTAGATAATAAGTATTTGGTGAAGCTTCAGAAAAAGATTCATAAAACTGATCACTATTGTGTTTTCTAAATTTATTTGTTATAATTGCTGGCATAGTTTTCCTTAAATTCTAATTATATTTATACACGATAATCATGTGGTTATGGTTGAGTTACTGTAATTTCTGTTGGTAAAGCAATATATGTTTTTAGATTATTAACGTTAATGTCTTGTATTTGTGTTAATTCACCATCAATATCTGTATTTTTAGTACCTATAATTCTAAAATCAGCCCAATTTGCCATTGTCATAGGCGATATATACGTTGCAGTTGTATGATTATTACCTACATTACCAGATTGTGCATTGCCACTTCCACTAAATGTAGTAAAACCAAAACGATTTATATTTCTCATACGTGGACCAGCACTTGCATATCCAAATCTTCTGTAATCTATATTTTCATCTCTTATATTTAATTGAGGAGTTAATTCTAATGAATATAATAACTCAGTTCTCAATGTTGTTTCTCGTCTAGTGCTTGCAAATAATGTTGTAGGAGTATTCAGTGAAAGAGGTAAACCTAAAGTTGGACTATCATTTAAAGTAGTACCATCAGTAAGTGTTCCTAGTTTTCTACGGAAATATGTGCCAATAAAATATACGTTTTTAAGAATATCTAATAAATTTTGTTGTATAGCTTGTGCTTTTGCAGAAATACGTGATGACAATAACACCTGGTTTTGAAAATAAAATCCTGCTGGGTGCATAGTCTTTTTAAAACTATTACGCCAGTCATTAATAGAACGTCCAACACTTATTACATAAGAAAAATCTTGATATAATAAATTATCTTCTATT